AGGTGGGCTTCAAGGAGGAGCAGGAGATGGAGAAGAATATCGTATATTCATACAAGCGCGAGAACCATTTCAACGAGTGGGTCTCGCAGTTCCAGGCCAAGGAGTCGACCAGCGTCCCCCCCGAGGTCATCGAGCAACTCAGATCTGAATTTAAAAAACAAAAAATAAAAGAACTTTCTGAAATTACTCACGAAAAAGTAAAGGGGTTGCTCAAGAAACTGGACAAGTCAAAATATTACGAGCACGTGCCCTACATCACGACGATTCTCAACGGGATTCAGCCCCCTACAATGAGTCAGACGCTTGAGGACAAGCTGAGACTCATGTTCCACCAGATCCAGAAACCCTTTGAGAAACATCGGCCCAAAGACCGTAAAAACTTTTTGAGTTATTCTTATACACTTTATAAATTTTGTGAATTGCTCGGAGAGGATGATTTCCTCCCGTGCTTCCCTCTCCTGAAATCAAAAGAAAAACTTTACAAACAAGATGAAATTTGGAAGGGCATATGTCAAGAGCTGCGCTGGCAATTTATAAAAACCGTCTAGTGACTCTTGCGGCCGCTCAGGTTCATGAGTGCAATGCCCGCCTGTCTATTGGCGGCGGTTATGTTGCGTTTCGCGCCCGCCGCGTTGGCCAGCGCCTTCTTTTCGGCCCGATGCGCGAGGGCAATGTACTCGCGCTTCTCCCGGGAGGAAAGGGGCGCCGCGGTGCGCTTCACCTTGTTGATGAGGTTGCGGATGCGGCGCTCTTCGTTCGCAACCACGCGTTGGTTGATGGCGGCAAGATTCAGGCGGACTTTTTGTTGCATCGCCATGCGAGACGCGTTGTTCTTGGCGGCCCGGCCCGCCGCGCGCCGTGCGCGGAATCCCCGCATGGCTGTGTGCGCCGAGCGCGCCGCCGCGCCAACGCGAGCTCCGGCCGCCTTCACGCGGGCGAGGGACCGACGCATCGTGCCAACTACGGCGTTTTTCGCGCGTTTTACGTACCCGCGAACCACGATGAGACCATCGCGAACCGTGCGAATCTTGCGCTCGGCGTAGTTCTGGATCGCCACCACGCGCTCCAGGATCGCACTGCGGGCGGCGGATGGCAGAGCATACAGCGCCCGGAATACTTTAAGGAGGGCATTGAAAAACTTGATCGCGCCCGCCTGGCCATAGGGGGCCCCGGCGCGCAGGAGGACGAGAAGACCGCGGCACGCGGAGCCGAGAACCACGCCGATCGGGCCGGCGTAAATCTTCTCGGTGATGACGAGCACGAGAATAACCACAAATGCCCAGAACGACCCCTTGACATATGGGGTTATTTGCTGGATGAACCCGGCGAGTTCTGTCGATATCTGCGCGGCAATTGCCGTTATAGCCGCAGCCGAAGCGGTATTCATGCCACCGGCCGGCATCTGGATCGTCACGGGGGCTGCCGCCGCGCCGTGCACGACATCACGAAGTCCCTGAAATACCGCACCACCAAAACCACGGGCCGCCTGGCCGAGGATAATCGCGCCACCCGCCTGCCCACCAGGAATCATAGCCATTTATATTTGTAAATATTTTTACTTTGTCAGGGACGTCTTGAACTTGGACGCGTACTTGGCGCGGATCCACTTGGCGTCGGCGCGGTAGATGCGCGACGCGCGGGGCAGGGTGCGTTTCGTCAGGGTCCCGATGGCTTGGAGGCGGCGGAAGACGGTCAGAGGCACCTCTTTGCCCTTGCTAATCGCCTTGCTCAGAGACTTGTGGCGATTCGTCTTGGCCTCGACTGGGTGATATCCGTAGGACGTTAGCATACCCTTCTTCAACTTGCCGATCAGCTTGGGGCCCTTGCCGATCGCCCCCACGTCGTAGGCGGGCACCGGTTTCACGCGCGTGAATCCCGGCTTGCGCATGTAGGTGTAAGACTTGCGACCCGCCGTCGCCTTGACCGTGATCTTCTTCGCGCCGCGGCTCATCACATACCCGGATCTGATAATGTGCTTCATTTACTAAGTTGCGAGATTTTTGTCCAAGGGTGAATATTTGTAGACCATCTGCCGAAAAGTCGAAAATATCTATATCATCACTTTCAATGACAAAACTCTGATATTCGTAGGTGTGCCGTAGACGTAGAATTCCTGCAAATATATTACCAATATATGACGAGAGTGAAAGAGATGGCGCGCCTGGCGGGGGTGGCGCGATGCGGATTGCCGTTACTTCGTGGCGAGGTTTGGTCAAGAACGGGAGTCCTGGGATATTTTCCTGAAAACCGCCGTCGACGTATCGCCAGTCGTCAATCTTGACGGCCGAGAAGAGGAACGGGACGGCGATCGACGCGCAGACGGCATCCACGACGCTGGCACCGGGGTGCGTCTCGCGGGAAAAGTAGACCGTCTGACCGCGCTCTGTGCAAAAAGCCGACACGTGTAGACCTATGGGTCTGCGGTTCCACAACTCACCGAAAGTTATTTCTTTTGTTTTAAATTTTCTAAAAATTGCATCTGATATGGCTCGGCGCATCTTGTTCATCGGGACCATTCCGAAATTATTTAGAAAATTTTTAATATTTGGTTTCATGAGCTGGGCGACCCGCACCTTGAGGGCAAAGTCGAGCATCTCTGGGATATTTCCATCGTAGATTATCCATAAAAGTGCGAGTAACGCGCCCGCACTCGACCCGCTCACGGCTCGCACCTGGCTGAGATCCATCATCGACATCTGCCCGAGAAACGCGTAAAAAGCCATGGCTCCCGGCCCGATGACGAGCCACTTCGTGGCACTCATGCCTAATAGTAATTCGGAAAGGCTATTCTTAAATACGAGAAGATAAAGAGAAATATAGTACCCTTGAGAACAATTTCGATACTGTGATCAACTGGGATGGGCGCGACGCTTAAGATGCCGCTGAGCACGCCCGTGACGATGACGTCTGCACGGGTAAGGGTGAGTTTGAGAACAAATTTTATGATTATCCACGAAATGAGAGGTGTGAGTAATGCCGCGTATTCACGCGTCTGCCCGAGTGCCATGACCGCCATGAATACGGTCGCCGGTACAGCCACCTTGGGGGCGGCGAGATCAAGCATTTATTAATAGAGTTGAATATAATGTTCAAGCCAATTTTGAAAAGCCTGTGGTTCAATCTCTTCGCGGAGATTGAGTTTCTTCCAAAGACCTAGAAACGGTAGTTTGAGATCAATGTCCTTCCACCACTTTTCTTGATTGTGGAGAAGATCGCAAAATTCAGCAACGCCATAGCGCTTCAGCACGAGGGCGTGATTATCATATGTAAATGTTTGGATGGTGCAAACATCTGCATAAATCTCATCGCAGTACATCGTCTCCCAATCTTCGGGGTGCAGGGGTTCCGGGCTCTCTTCACGATCGGGGTCGGAATCATAATCATCCTGACCCGATCGCCTGAACAGAGCGTCGCGCGAGTACTCGTCACCGAGACCCATTTGTTTTCTTGGTTGTTTAGTGGGTAAAATCTTTAACCCTTGAGGCCGCTCACGGTCACTGACGCCACCTCCTTGATGGGGGCGGCGGCGATGATGGCCTGCATCGCGCCGTCGGCCCGGCCTGCATCCTGTTCAAAATAATTCATAAGACCCACGCGGATGACATCCTTGGTGATGCCACCCTTGGTCTTCTTGGTCTTGAGGTTGACCTTGATCTTGTCCTTGACCTTCACGGTGTCAATCTCGTTCTGCGCCATGTGGGTCGTCACGAACTGTTTAAGTTCCTTCTCGCGCTTGTTCAAAACTGCGAGATCCTTGCGTGCTGCTGACAGCTGCGTCTTGAGCGAGATCCATTCGTTCATCACGTTGGCAAAGTCCATTAACTATTTTTAACATCTTATTTATAATCGGTGAACGCAGCTCACATATACTCGGGCGAAATCTCGAAGCGCGGGCGCATGGTGTCAGGCGGGATCGTGCTGAGGTTGAAGATGGACACGGGGGCGCGGGGATTGACCGGCTCGCTGCGGATCTGCTGGTTCGCGTTGCGCAGAACGCCGCCGATCGTCTCCGGGTAGCCAATCTGGCTGCGGGGATCAAGGTAGTTCTGACCCTGAAGAATCTGATCGGGGGCGAACTTGCCGAAATCCTCCGTCACCGCCACCTCGCGGGGGATCAGACCTGCGGCGGACACGTCATAGGAGCCGCCCGAGCCGGCCGGCACTGGGGCGGCGTTGAGGGTCATGCCGGGGCGTGCCAGGTAGTCGCCCTGGACACTCGATGCCTGTGCGAAAAAGCTCGACCGGGGCGCGAACAGCACAAACGCGAGGATGGCCAGAAGGATGATTGCCACGACAGTCTTGCGGTTCAGCATTTATTAATAGGTCCCGATAATTTTTTCAGTCGATGTAGTCGGACGGATCGTCTGCCGCCACCTCCTCCTCGACGTCGTCCTCAAACATGTACTGGGTGGGGAAGGTGGGGGGTTTGGGAGGACCCCGGACGCGGGCCTGAATCACCCGCCACACCGCACCGAACGACTTTTTCAGGAACCAAAGTCCAGCCAGTTCAACAAGAAGATCGCACTGCGCGCCCTCGCCCACTGCTTCAAGCTCGAGCGGGTTCTTCTGGCTGTCGAACGCCTTGGTGATAATCTCACCCTTGAGCTTCGCCAGGCTGACGCTGAGCGTACCGTCCGTCAGGCTCGACTGGAAGGCGCCCTGGATCGTCTCGTCCTTGAGATCGGCTCCGAACCACACCTGCTTGTCCGCCTTGGCGCGGGAAACAATCTCCTCATCTACGGCCGATATTTTTTCGTGGAGGGACTCGGGTACATCCACGTTCGGGTTGGCGACAGTCAGACCCTCCTGGACCTTCACGTTATTCAGCTGGACCACACACCCCTGGATCTTGAGAAAGCGACGGCCGTCGGGAAGCTTCACGGGCGCTCCGAACTCCATTTAATACAATAAAATTTTAAAACAATGAGTGCTTGAGCGCACTGACTAATTTCTCGTTAAATATGAATGTGCGACACAAGGTGCATGTGCCTGCCGAGCGCGTCAGGGACGTTCTGCGGGTGGATAGACCGGCAGGACGGCGTGATCCACCCGTGCAAACCCGGGTGCTGCAGCCCGACGTGTGAAAAGCCGCCCCCGTCAATGATAGGCGAATACAAACAGACGCGTGGCGTCGACCTGCCGCCTGGATTCGGTGGAAATCTCAAAACGAGTGATTTCGCCACGGTGCCATACTGGATATCACCATTCGAACCAGTGCCGGTATCAGGCGGTCCTGTATATAGTAGACGGTTCTTCTTCATGTTACTTTTCGTGGCTCTTATGGTTTTCATGGCTGTTCTTCTGGTTTAAAGAGGTAGGGCCCACAAATAGTATAAGATGTCTGCAACTCTCGAGACTATTTCTGCCGATGTTCAGGCTCTGCAGAAGGATCTGAAGTCCCTGCGCAAGATGGTCCGCAAGGTCCTGGGTGACATCGAGGACCCGACCGGTGAGAAGAAGGCGGCCCGCGCCCAGAACAACGGCTTCAACAAG